TCTTTTTTACCCTAAACATCAAACGGGTGTAACTATTACCCCAATTCAATGGTTAGTAAGAAGTGCTGGAGGAGGATCAGTTACCGGTGAGGAAATAGATAATTACATTATTCCTAGTAATAGCGAAAATTTAACATCATTAACTAATACAAGAAATATTAACTTTGGACCAATGGTAAATGAGTATGCAAGAGAAATTTTTGTAGACACTTTATTTACAAGATTTTATTACAATTATATAACTAATATATTTAGAGAAAATGCTAGGTTAATCAAGTTTACTGCATTTTTACCTCTTCGCATAATATTAAATTATAAACTTAATGACTATATAATTGTGTCAGGTAAAAGATACCGAATAAATAGTGTAAAAACTAATTTATTAAATAATAAAACCGAATTAGAACTAATAACAACATGATAATTTTTAAACTTTTAAATGTAGATAATTTTTACGGTATTAGTGAAAATATTGAAATAGCAAAAGGTAAATACAAATTACCTGAAACAATAAAAGAAGGCTTTAAAAAAATTAATAGAGAAATAAAATGGCAAACGAGACAAGTAACATAATTGTAAATGTAGAATTAAAAAATGCGATTAAAGATTTCGAGACTTTTGATCAAAGGGTCACGGAATCAAAAGATGCTGTAGTTAAATTAGAGGGTCAACTTATAGATCTAGAAAAAAGGCAAAAAGCTGTAGATCCTAAGGATTTAAATAGACTTAAAGATTATCGAGAGGCAATCGACAAAACAAAAGAGAGAATTAAGGCTGAAAAAAATGACCTTAAGGAATTAAATCTTGAACGAGGTAAAGCAAAGAAAAAAGTTGATGAGTTAAAAAAATCTAATAAAGATTTAGCTGGAGCACAAACACAATTAGATAAACTTACAGGTGGTTTAATAGGTAAGTTTAAGGATATGAAATTAGCGGTTACCGGAGCTGTTAGATCTCTAGGTGCCATGAAAGTTGCGTTAATAGCTACAGGTATCGGAGCAATAGTTGTTTTATTAGGATCTCTTGTTGCTGCATTTACAAGATCAGAAGAAGGTCAAAATAAGTTTACTAAGTTAATGTTGCAAATAGGCAATGTAGTAAATAATGTAATGGATATTTTGTCTGATCTAGGATCTAGCGTTATAAATTTAGGTAAAGGTTTATTTAAGTTAGCAACTGGTGATCTAAAAGGTGCATCTAAAGCCTTTACGGATATGGCTACAGATGTTGTTAGTGCTACAACAGCCGTTAAAAACTTTGGTGAAACAGTCAAAGAAGAATCAAAGATCATAAATCAAATTGCTGATGCTAGAGCTAAAGCTGATAAAATCGAAAGACAATTATTAATTGATAGAGCTAAAGCGACAAGAGATGTAAATGAATTAAGAGAAAAAGCAGCAAGACGTGAAGAATTTACAACTGAACAAAGAATAGAATTTTTACGTCAAGCCGGTGAGATTGAAAGAGGTATTACAGAAAAACAAATAGAGGCAACTCAGCTTAGACTAGATGCTGAAAGACAACAATTATCCTTAGGTAAAAATACAAAAGAACAGTTAGATAAAGTTGCTAAGTTGGAAGCGGACATGATTAATCTGCAAGCTAAAAGCTTAAGAAGGCAGAAAGCTATCAGCGCTGAGATCACAACTAATATACGAGAGCAACAGAAAGAACAAAGAGAACAAATAAAAGATTACGTTTATATACCTGGTGTAGGATTTGTAAAACAGGAAGAATTAGAACTAATAAAATCCAATGCGGAAGGAGTACTTGGTATATTAGATGAATTTAAGAAAAGAAGAGAAGACGAGGAAGCTGAAACAGAATTAGAAAGATTACAATTAGAAGAACAAAGAACATTAGCTGAACTTGATAAATTAAATGCTACAGAAGAACAAAAATTAGCAATAAAAAAATTCTATAGCGATAAATATCAAGAAGTTGATGCAGATAATAAAAAGAAAGAAGAAGACTTAGACAAGCAGGTTGCACAAGCTAAAATTGCTATGGCCGGTCAAGCATTTGCATTAGTTGGACAATTAGCTAAAAAAGGAAGTAAGATAGGTAAAATTGCAGCAATAGGCCAAACAGTAATAAGTGGAATACAATCCGTCCAAAATGCATATACAACAGCCCAAGCATCTCCGATAACCGCGGTAAACCCTGGTTATCCTGTTCAACAAGCTATAATTGCAGGTGCATTTTCAGCTGCACAATTAGCTAAGTTAATAGCTTCTAATCCTGAATCACCTAACTCATCAGGTTTATCACCTACTTCAACAGGTAGTCAACCAGCTGTGCCTAGTTTTAATATAGTTGGTCAAGGTGGGCCAAGTCAATTAGCAGGCGCAATTGCTCAACAAGAACAGCAACCAGTACAAGCTTACGTAGTTTCTCAAGATGTTACAACTGCACAAAGCTTAGAAAACAATATTATATCAGGTGCAACACTAGGTGGTTAATTTATAACAATAAAAATAAAATAATGTTTTAAAAAAAAATAAAATGGACAAACCCAAATGCCAGTGTGGTAATACACAAGATCAAAACGGCCATTGTGATGGCTCTCATAATAACAACTAATTTAAATTATAACAAATGCCAATAACACCAAGAAAATTTAGCAGACACTCAGGTGGAACTAATAAAGATTATTTAGAAACGATAATACAATATACTATAAACTCAAAGGATCCTAGTAGTCCCTATGCTTTAGCTCAAATATTAAAACAAGAATTTCCTGTAGATATAGCTGTAACAGTACCAGGAGATGGTGAAAGTTTTGAGCAAGTTAATGGTGGTATCTTTTTAAATCCAGATTTTTACAACAATGATGTTACAAATTTATATTTTGAAGATATTAGTACAGAATTTATTCAATCATTAGATTTAACCAACAGACTTAGTTTGTTTTTAACACCTAGATATAAAATTAGTGTATCCCAAGCTCCTCCAACACCAGCAGGTAGCACCGGAGCTGGTCAAAGATTTGCGCCGGCTCTTGTTGAGGTAGACTCAGCTAACTCTAATAACATTTACGGTATGTTGAATAATCCACCTTTTTTGAATACTAGTAATGTTTTTAATGGGGCTTTTTTATACAGTGTTTATAATACTGCTGAAGGTGATTTTGTAGAGCGTGGAGATGTAAACATGGAATTCCCAACTTATACTTTATGGTTTACATGTAGATATTATACTTGTGATGCTCCTGTTGTGTCTATCGATACGGCTTTTGGAGACACAGTTTTAAGAGATAAATTCCCTAATGCAAATAACTTTTAAAATAAAAAAAGATGTCACAAAATCACGTATCTAGAACACTAACACATGTTAGTAGAACTTTAAACCCAGATGGAATACCAACTCCTATAAGAGCAGTTTTATCTTTATCAGAATCAGGCGAAGCGCCAAATGAATGGGAATTTGTTGCTTTACAAGATTCTTGGGGAATATCAGAAGGAATGACTCTTACTATTTCAGATCCAAGTGAAATTGATGGATGGCAATTTAACTGGGCGAGTGATTCTAAATTATTAAACGAATTATCTAGATTTGAAGTAGTAAATCCTAACGGAGAAGGAGTAAGAAGATTTTTTGTAAAAGGTTATTATAATAATGAAAATGTTACGCCAGGTGGTGGAGCTGTAGCTTTTGAAACACTTTTACCAGATTATGATAGTCCTAATTTTACTCTTAAAGTTATTTCGCATAATGAAAACGGAGCTACTATATATGAACCATTAGAAGGTGATATTCTTATTTTAGAATTAATCCCACATGATTTACAAGATTTACCTTATACAATACAATTTTAAATGAATATAATCGAGCTAGTAATTAACGAGGACGAGGAACTATCTGGAGTTGATGCAATTTCAGTTGTAGAGGAACCAGCGATAGAAGAAGACTTTATAGCTTTATCTAAGCAACAAATAAAACTTGCTGAGGTAAATGCTGAAAAAAGAATTTTGATGGGTGCTGCTTTAATCCCTGACAAACCTATATTTAGAAGATCAGGAGAAGAAGAGTTTTATATTTACTTTTCGAAAAATACGGTTGCAAAAGCAAGTCAAATGTTTTTAAGAAAAGGTAACCAGAACAAAGCAACTTTAGAACACGCTGAAGCTTTAGGTGGTATGACAGTTGTTGAGTCTTGGTTAGTAGAAGATGAGGTTCATGACAAATCTAGAAAATACGGTTTGAATATGCCAATCGGAACATGGATGGTATCTATGAAAGTTTATAATGATGAAGTTTGGAATGAATATGTAAAAACCGGAAGGGTAAAGGGCTTCTCAATTGAAGGTTACTTTGCGGATAAGCTTGAAAGACCACAGGATAAACAAAAAGATGAATTATCTGAAGACGAAAAAATAATTAAACAATTAATAGATGCCCTTGAACAAGAATGAAGCAACACCTAGTAAAACATCTCCAGTAGGTGGAAGACGAGGTTGTTTGTGTAAAGATGGAACATATAATTCTAAATGCTGTGATGGAACTTTACAAGCGCAAGGAATAGGGCCAACAACCGGCCAAAATGGTTGAATTTATAACAGTTAACAATATCAATTGTTTTTTAAAAAAAATAATCTAATATATATATAGAAATGGATGCAAATGTAACTTTAAATAAAGTAAGAACAATTCTAGGTTTAGAAGTAATCTTAGAAGAAAAATTACTTGAAAACGGAACTAAATTTGTTGCTGAAAAATTTGAAGGAGGCAACGAAGTGTTTATCCAAGCAGAGGATGAACAAAAAATTCCTGTACCAGCAGGAGAATACATGATGGAAGATGGTCAAACTTTAGTAGTTAAAGAAGATGGCTTAATTGATGAAATCAGAGATGCAGAAGAAACTGAAGAAGAAGATGAGGAAATGGGATATGATGATAAAGAAGAAATGAGAGATGATGGAAAAGAAGCTGCAGTAGATGACTGGGAAGGTATGGAAAAAAGAATCAAAAATTTAGAGGATGCAATTGCAGATCTAAAAGAAAAGGTTGGCGGAGAGCAAAAAGAAATCGAAGAAGATTTATCTGCAGAGGTAAAAGAAGAACTTTCAGCTGAACCAAAAGAAATTAAACACAATCCTGAAGCTAATAAAGAAATCGAATTAACAAAAATTGGTAAAGTTTCAGATCTAAGACAAAGAGTATTTAACAAAATTTTTAATAAATAATTATGCCTACAGCAAGACAAATAATTTCGGTTAACGGTTTACCACCGGGAAGAGACTACTTAGTTTCTAGAATAGGTGTTTCACAAGATGCCGGTATAAACTGGACAAAAGATGAAATTTGGGCTGGTCAAGGTTATGATCAACCTACATTACCAGCAATAAGCGTTCTAGATGAACCTGCATCAGATTTTCTAATAACAATGGGAAGTAATAATTTACCTAATATGGATCAATATTTTGTATCTAGTGGGGAAAGTTTTGCAAATTTACCAGGTCCTTTTGCTGTTAGTTCTTCAGGTTGGGCAACATGGTCTAATAATCAGCCTGTAGATTTCACTGAATTGGTTACTCCTTGGTTTTTAAATGAAGAGGAAACAGATGGCGATTTTATGAAACTATATTGTCAAGCAGGTGCTTTGTTGGAGGATGGAGTTTTAAATCATGAAATCGAAATCAGATTCTATCCAAGAAGAGCAATAGCAATTTTAGAAGCAAGAAACTTAATATAAAAATAATTTTAATCAATAATTAATAAACAATGGCAACAACAGTAAACATTACAACAACCTACGCAGGAGAATTTTCTCAGAAATATATATCTGCTGCGTTATTATCATCGTCTACAATTGCTGACGGTGGAGTTGAGGTTATGCCTAACGTGAAGTATAGAGAGGTAATCCAGAGAGTTGAAACTGGTTCTCTGATTGCTGACGGTAGTTGTGACTTCGACGCGAGCTCATCAGTTACTTTAACAGAAGTAGTTCTTGAGCCAGAAGAATTCCAAGTCAACTTACAACTATGTAAGAAAGACTTTATTAACACATGGGATGCAATTCAGATGGGATATAGCGCATTTGATCAACTTCCTACTTCCTTCGCGGATTATTTAATCGCTCACGTAGCTGCTAAAGTAGCTGCTCAGAACGAGACTAATATTTGGCAAGGTGTTACTGCTAATCCAGGTGAGTATGATGGTTTTGAAGCTATCGCTGCTGCCGGTGGTTCAGGGGTTATTCCTGTAGCTGGTGCGGTTTTAACTTCAGCAAACATCTTAGCTGAAATGCAAAAAGTAGTTGACGCAATTCCTAACACATTATATGGTAAAGAAGAGCTAAAACTTTATATCTCTCCTAAAGCTGCTAAATTATACGTTCAAGTATTAGGTGGTTTTGCTGCAACAATCGGAGCAAATGGTGTAGATAATAGAGGGACAATGTGGTATAACAACGGATCTTTATCTTATAACGGAGTTCCAATTTTCGTAGCAAGAGGATTATCTGCAGACACTATGTTTGCTGCTGAATCTACAAATCTTTTCTTCGGAACAGGTTTAATGAACGATTGGAATGTAGTTAAAACAATAGATATGGCTGACATTGATGGCTCACAAAACGTAAGAGTTATCATGAGATTTACTGCTGGTCTAGCGATCGGAGTACCTCAAGACGTTGTATATTATTCATAAATAATTAACCTTATATAGAGGAGGTTTCGGCCTCCTCCGTATACTAATACCTTTAAAAAATGGCATGTGATATAGACTTAGGACGATTAGAACCCTGTAAGGATTCCGTTGGTGGATTAAGAGCAATCTATTTTATAAACTACACTAGTGGTTTATTAGATACTGCTACATTTGACGCTGATGAAATCATTGAAGGTTTTGCATCTCCTTTAACATTATATAAATATGATCTAAAAGGTGCTAACTCATTTGACGAAACTAATGAGAATTCTAGAGAAAACGGAACATCTTTCTTTACACAAACAGGAACAATTGTTCTTAAGAAGCAAGATCCAGTAACTAGAAAGCAAATGAAATTATTATCTTGGGGACGTCCTCAAATAGTAGTTGAGTTTTACAATTATGGGCCTAACAACGAAACGAGATACGTTATGGCAGGGATTGAAAATGGTTGCGAAGTTGCTCCTAGCACAGCTAGTGGAGCGGCAATGGGTGATTTAAATGGATATAATATTACATTTACAGGAACTGAAAAAGCACCTGCTAACTTCATCGATCCTTCTATTATTGATGACACAACAAACACAGTTGTAGTAAGCGGAACATAATTCTTTTAATTTTCATATTTTAAAAGGCCTCTATTTTATAGGGGCTTTTTTTTAACGATAAACTTAAATTATTGTTTTATAAAAAACGTGATCATGATAATACTAGATACTAATGCAACTCAGCAAATTAAGTTTATACCGAGAGAATATAATGCTGATAAAGTTGTGATCACTAATGAAGATACAAATACGAGCGTTGAGTATACAGGATTAACATTTACTAAAGAAGCTTATTATTTTAAGACGGATATTACATTTAGTCCGTTATTAAAAAAAGGAACGTTTTATGTAATGAATGTCGAAAATAGTGGGGAATCAATATATAGAGATAGAATATTTTGCACTGATCAAACGCCTCCTTCTAGTTATACAATTAATGAAGGTGAATATATAGAACATGAAACCACAAACGAATACATAGTGCTATGACAAATGATTTATTCATAACTAATTTAGCAGCTTATACTGCGCCTCAAGTAGTAGAAATAAAAGGTAAAGACTGGATTTACTACGGTGATGACAATAATTATTTTAATTACCTCATCAGTTTATACTTGAACTCTACTACAAACCACTCAATTATTAACGGTATATCCAATCAAGTTTACGGTAGAGGGATTGCTGCTTTAGATGCAGATAGAAAACCGGAGCAATATGCTCAAATGATGGTTATTTTCGATAAAGATTGTTTAAGAAAATATATCAAAGATTTTAAGATATTTGGAATGGCTGCTTTACAAATTTTATATAAAAATGGTAAAGTTGTAAAAGCTAAACATTTTCCAATGGAAACTTTGAGAGCAGAAAAATGTAATGAAGAGGGTGAAATAGAAGCTTGGTATTATTCAAATGATTGGGAAGAAGTAAAAACAAGAAGGCAAGAGCCTACAAGAATAGCAGCTTTTGGTTATGGTGGTAAAAACGAAAATGAAATGTTTGTTCTTGCTCCATACGTACCAGGACATTATTATTATTCACCTTGTGATTATACCGGTGGATTACCTTACGCGAAACTAGAAGATGAGATTGGCGACTATTTAATCAATGATACAATAAACAACTTCTCAGGAACTAAAGTCGTAAACTTTAACAATGGAGTTCCTACACCCGAAAAAATGCAACAGATCAAATCTGATGTTATGCAAAAGCTCACAGGCGCTCGTGGTGAAAAGGTAATAGTAGCCTTCAATAATAACAGCGAATCTAAAACAACTGTTGATGATATACCATTAAATGATGCTCCAGCGCATTATCAGTACCTATCAGAAGAGTGCTTTAGAAAGTTAATAGTTGCACATAGGGTAACTTCACCAATGCTTTTAGGTATTAGAGAAGGTAACAACGGCTTGGGAAATAATGCTGATGAAATAGAGACTGCAACCTTATTAATGGATAATATTGTGATCAAAAGTTACCAAGATCAAATTATAGATTCGATGGATAAAATTCTTGCTGTTAATGAAATAGCTTTAGATTTATACTTTAAAACATTAAAACCTTTAGCATTTAATGATATTGATCAGCTTGAAGGTGTTGATGAGGATGTAGCCGAGGAAGAAACAGGTGTGGAAATGAGTAAAGTTCCACATTTAGATGAAGAATTAGGGAAGCAAATTCTAGCGAATTTACAAGGTGAACAAATGTCTGAAGATTGGATAGTTACAGATGTTAGAGAAGTAGATGATGAAAATTCTACTCCTGAAGAATGGGTAGCGGCTTCACTTGTTGATAAAAAAGAAACTACTCTGGATAAAGTTAAAAAAGTTTTATTTAATAATCCTAGTCCTATAGCTTATAGCGAAGGTAAATGGTCTGTTTTAGATTCAGATAATTACAAAATTAGATATGTTTATTTCCAAAAATCTAAAGCTGGATCTATTCAAGAAGACATGAAAGGAAGTCAGGATTATAAAACAAGGCCTTTTTGTGAAAACATGATGACTTTAGCAAAGCAGGGTGTCGTGTACAGAATTGAAGATATTGATGAAGCTAGTGAAAAAGGTGTTAACGGAGGTTTTGCACCAGAGGGCGAAGACACTTATGATCTTTTTAAATATAAAGGAGGATGTTATTGCAGACATGCCTGGAAACAAGTTTTATATAGAAGAAAAAAAGGAGCTGATGTTTCACCTGATTTAAAGAATTATAGAAGAACTGGGTCAATACCAAAAAGATACCAGAGAAACCCTTGGGGTAGTAAAGAGGCAAAGCAAGCAACATTTAATTTGCCAAATCACGGATCACTAAAATACACATACTAATGGCAACAGCATTATTTATAACAACTAAAGACATTAAGCGATACTCAGTTTTATCTGGGAATGTAGATCCTGATAAATTTATTTACATGGTTGAAATCGCTATGGACACACAAATACAAAATTATACAGGAACAGTCTTATATGAAAAGATTCAAGATCTAATTGTTTCAGGAGATATAAATCTACCTGCAAATGATAAATACAAAACACTTTTAGAAACATACTTGAAGCCAATGACGATATATTGGTCTTTAACAACTTACATGCCTTTCGCGGCTTATACTATAGCCAACGGAGGAGTGTATAAACATACTTCTGAGTCAGCTGTAACAGTTGAAAAAAATGAAGTAGATTATTTACAAGAAAAATATAGAGATATTGCACAATTTTATACTAACAATTTTATAGACTTTATGTGTTACAATCAAAGTACTTATCCTGAATACAATCAGAATAAAGAAGATGATTTTTACCCTGACACTACGTCTGATTTTGGAGGTTGGGTTTTATGAGTTACAGAATAAAGAAAAAAAATATTGTTCGGTTAGAGCAATTCTTAAAGAAATATGGAGTGGTTTACAACAACAAGCTGGGGAGTAAAAATAACATACAAAAAAAATAAATAATGGCTAACGAGATATATAATAAAAGCTGGTTTGGTTTACCTAAATTCAATAGTTTTGGGGGTGAATATTACGCTAAAACTGGTAATTTAATAACGGACGGTGATTTTACAAATCAAGCAGCTGTTGATGCTGTTTTTAGGCAAACCGCACCCGGTGAGGGTTTTAGGGCGGATTTAACACTTGGCGACGATTATATGCGTATTACTTATAACAACGTTACTGCTTATGTAAGGGCAATAAGATATACCTCGATATTAGAAGTTGACCACACATATAAGATTTTCTTTTTTGCAAGAACAAACGCAGTTGCCTCAAATGTAAAATGGCAATATATTGGTGATGCCACCGCTGTTCAACCAGGTGAAAATTTTTCGAATCCTTTTATGACAAGTGATTGGCAATTTTATTCATTTGTTGAAACAAACACTGGAACATCACGACATTGCAGATTTTATCCTAATAACCAAATACAACCTGGTGAATATATAGACATCACGGGAATATTTATTATTGACATAACTTAAAATGCTAGAGAGAATAAACAAAATACAAAAAGATAAATTGTTACATTACTTAGCTGGTTCTGTAATATCATTTCCATTAATTATTTTATTTGGATTTTATGGGTTTGCTTTTAGCGTTTTAATCTTTGCAGCTAAAGAAATAATCTATGATCACTTATTAAAATTTGGAACACTTGATCATGAGGACTTTTTATGGTCACTTGCACCAGCATTAAAATTTTTAATTTTTTATTATGTATAATAATACCAACCCAATTTACGGATATGTGCCAGGGGGATATAAAAATGGTTTTATTCCACCTGTAATTGGTGCTGAATTAGATCGTTTAACTTTCTCTAGAACATCAGTAGGTACTAGAAGAAGAAAAGACGGTTTGATAGAAAACCTGTCCTCTAACGTGCCTAGGCTTAACTATGATTACAATAATAATTGTCCGTATCTTTTGCTTGAACCACAGGCAACAAATCTTTTTCCTAATTCTGCAGATTTTACACAATCTAATTGGTCGACAACAAGCGTAACAGTAGATCAATTTGTGACAGCTGCTCCTGACGGTAGTAATACTGGTATGAAATTAACTGTTAACGCTTCAGGTACTAGATATGCAAGTGATAACGTAACGTTAGTAATTAATGAAAAAGCACAAATTTCTTGTTTTGCTAAAGCTGGAAATACAGGTTATTTTGCATTAGCATGTGTAGATGCATTTGGACCTACAACTGACGAAGCTATAGGAACATTTGACTTAGTCAACGGTAAAGTAGGATCTACGAGTTTAAGTTCTGGTGTAACACCAACTTTATCTATAGAACCTTATGAAAACGGTTGGTA